CGGAGATGTGTATAAGAGACAGGCGCGTACGCATAGTCGCACCCGCGATAGACCACACGGACTGTGGCGGTGCTTATCCAGTATATGTCGGTATAGTAGGTAGAAGATGATCCGTTCAAATTACCTACCGGAACCATGTCCATATACTTGCCGTGCGCCACGCCTGTAATCCACTGGCCGCTGTCCTTCTTGCCCTGCACCATGCGGATACTGCCGTCAGGCATCCAGATGCGCCATTTGCCCACGTTGCCGCTGTCGTTCGGCAGATCCACGCCGTCCATCATGTCATACTTGTTGCCGTAGATGTCCTCATAGCCCAGGCAGCAGATATTGTTCACCTGCACCACAGTCGCCTGTCCGTATTCGTCACGGCTCTTATACCAGGCAAACTGGTGCACCAGATCTTCAATCAGCGAATTCGTGATTTTGTTGTTGATGGCATACGCTTCATCGTAGCCGATGGTGTCTGTCATCCCGTGTTCTGCCGTTCCACCCGTTGTCCGGTTATTGTTATGCTGACCGGCACCGCATTGTTCCTGCATGTCCCTACGCCCGTACTTTGCATAGCTCAGGTTCGCGATGCGGCTGTGCATCAGCGAGTCTATCTGCTGCATGCCACGCTGCTGGCTGTAATAGTGGAAGTCCGTCCACGTCATGCTGGCAGTGGTCGAGCCGCCGGTTATGCAGGCACGCAACTTGCTGCCCACCACAGAACTGCCCACAACGGCACACAGATGCTCCTCATTGGCCACCCAATCCGGTTCCATGTCCTCTATCTTGTCGCTGTTGCTCAGTACCACATGGTCAAACTCAGCCGTGTTCAGGATGGAGAAATGCAGAGCCGTCGCACGATCCGGAACGTCTGCTATCAGATACATGCCGGCTTCAAATTTCAAACCGATGGTCGGCACCACGATGCTCTTCAGGATGTTTCCTGCAGCATCCACAAACACACTGCCGATAAGCCCCGTGCCGGGAACGCTCGGAAAGCGGACACGTCTGTAGCCGGATACATCCACCTTACATACCGAATAGGCCTTGTCAGTCGTATAGGATTCCATCAACGTAGGCTTTCCGCTCATGATCTTGCGTTCACCCAGCCATCCGCCCTGCGTTTCCTTGATGTCATCCAGCGTCAGTATAGTTGCCTCCGGAACAGGAGGCATTTCGTCCTCCGGGTAGCTGCTGTAGCAGGCGTACTTCTTGTTGTTCAGATAATCGTTGATACCCTTGCTCCAGTAGAACGGTTCATACATCATCCAGTCACCCTCGCTGCCGTCCAGCTTCGCCACCGTGCAGTCGTTCATATCCTCCGCATCGGCATAGAAGTTCGAGCTTTCGTCATGCAGGGGGAAATAGGTCATCTCCCCGTCCGGGTTGTTCACATCCACCTGCTGTCCGGCTATCTCCACTTTCCGGCTCGTAGGCATCCTGGTCACCTTGGCCAATACGCGGTGGCGCTTGGACAGGATGGCATTCACATGCCCGCTCATTTTGTACGCATTCCCGAACTTGTATCCGGTCTTGTTGTCCAGGTTTGAAATATTGGCATCGTCGGCCACGCTGTCGTCAAACTCGATCATCGTATAGGGCGGCTGCTTGATGGTCAGTTCCGGATAACGGGCGGCATACTTCTCCAGTTCCTCATCAGCCAGATACTTCGTCAGGGTCAGCTTGCCCCTCAGTCCCGAATGCCGGTCATCCACGGCACCCGTCTGCGTATACGTTCCGTAGTCGTAATACTTCTTCAGCAGGGTTCCGTCGTCTTCCCGGTCTATCTCCAGCACAAAGCGCTCCAGCTTGCCGCTGCCGTTCTGCTTCGCCTGGTGAAGACGTTCCAGCATGGCAAACCCGTCAATGCCGGGGCAGTTGGTGTAGCGGTAGCCCCGCACATTATTGATGCCTTCCAGTATCAGGCCACTGTCGGACAGCTTGGTCAGATATTCCAGGAACAGTTCCTCAATCGTGTCCGGCAGGCATAACTGCACAACGGGCGCACCGGTGGCCAGTTTCACGCGGGTCAGTCCCGTACCTCTTACGTCCAGTTTCTTCAGCCGCCCCTGCCAGCTCAAATCCAAGGTGGCCACGTTTCCGTTGTCCCCGTTCCGGGCAAGCAGGTTATTCCGCATGTTCACTTCTTCCAGAAGCAGCATCCCGTTCGTCGAGGCCATGAACGAGCCGTTCCGGTATCCGCTGGCTTTCTCCACGCTCATGTCCAGTTTTACCAGTGAGGTCAGCAGACCGAAGTTGAACCCGATGGCGAACGCATCTTCATGCCACACCAGTTCCTTGATTTTGGCTGCACCGATAATCTTCAGCGGGTCATTTTCGCCGAACGAACGGGTCAGCTGCAGGGAATGGAGCACGTCTGCATCCACCACACCGCTGTCGGCCTGTACGCCATTGCTGGTAGATAACTGCACACGGTACGGGATGGTCAGTCGGTACTGCATCGGTTTCAGTTTATAAGCCTTGTCCAGCGATGCCGTACTCTGGTAGAACTGGGCACCCAGCGTAGATACATAGCCGTACTCCACCTGCTTCAGGTCGTACCGGCGTTGAATGAAATAGTTCCGGTGCGCTTTCAGCGAACCCTTCAGACCGTAGATCTGCGGATAGGTCTGTTTCGCACCGTCCGCACCCACCGGCATTTCGTTCAGGAACGGATACACGTACTTGAATATGCCGGACTTGTTGTACAGGCGCGAGCACCACTTCTTCATCTGTTCGGTGTCAAAATGGTCAACGGCTTTCTGGATACTGAAGGCGCTCATGAAGCTGGTACCGCCGTTCACGCCCTTTGTCATCACTTCCTCCAGCAGATAGCCCATGTTGCCCAGTATCAGGTTCCACAGCCAGCTGTTGTGCCCCTGCATCACGTAGGCACCGTCGCGCTTCGTCTGCCGGTTGTCGTCATACTTCCCGGTCAGGAACGACTTGTTGTCCGAACCCAGCTGGCAGTCCCCGTCGTAATAGGTTATCCACCACATCACGCCGTCCCACGTCCGCACCAGCATGTTTTTTGCCAGCTGGTCCACGCCCAGGTTGAACTGCACATACAGGTAGTAGGCAGCCAGGTTGGGCAGGTTGAAATACTTCCCGGCTTCCTTCCTGAAGGTCGGGCTCACCCATTTCGCGGTCGGGAACCTGTTGCCGTCATCCTCATAGTCCACCCCGTCAAACGTGTGCGACTCCCTGTTATAGGTCAGATTCTTGCCGGCAGGAGTTTCCTTCACGCATCTGTACAGGAAGCCCATCATGCGGTCCAGGGCCTTGTACATCTTGTCATATTTGTCACCGGTGCCCAAGTGTTCCTTGATGTTCGGTTCTTCTTCGGCATCGCCACCGCCGTCGTTCCAGAACACGTCTTTCGGGTGGTTGAACTCGAAACCGCCGTCAAAGTTGAAATCCATGAAGTCCGTATGGTCGGGTTCCGTGGACGGCAGCCACCGGAACAGGCACAGGTCATTCGAGTTGTTCAGCGTCTCGATGCAGATGGGCAGGTATTCCTTCGGCTGGTCGCCGTTTGCCTGCAGGTAGTTCAGGGTGTCGCCGGTTCCCCACTGCTCGCCGCCGATAGTCTTGTCCTGGCCGAATATCGGATAGGAGTCGGACTTCTCGTTGTTCATGTTATACTGGCCGTAATAGGTCAGATCCTCATCCACACTCCTGGCCACAAACAGGTCACAGGGCAAGCCGTCAATGGCCGAGCGTATATCTTCCTTGCACGTATCTGCATGGTCGGCGGCATACTGTTGGGCAGGGGTCAGAATGCCCATTTCCTTCATGCCGTCATGAATGAACTTCGCACCGCCCGTGTTGGTCGTCATGGAGGAGTCGGAAAAGTCACATTTCGCACAGGCAAGTTTCGCGCCCACCGAGTTGCCCCGCAACCGGAACAGGTTCTTCTTGCCCTCCGTAGCTGTCGGGTTGCTCTGCTGCCCGTTGCCGTCTATCTCGCCGTAGGTCATCCGTGCCGTGTAACCGCTGGCTGTCTTCTGGAAGTAGAAGCGCAGGTTCTTGCGGGCATAGTTCACCGAACTGGTACCCTGAATACGCAGATATATGTCACGGGCTATCCAGTCCAGCGCCCGGTTCTCGCCGTTGTAGAATCTCACTTCCCGGCACAGTTTGTTGGCCTTCTTGTTGTTCAGCTGAGCCAGCGCATCCATCACGTTCAGCGTGTCGCTCTCGCTCGGCACTTCACTGCCCACGCTGCCCGTGCCTATCAGTACCAGGATCGAGTTCCGGCGTTTCTTCATCAGTCCCATCAGTTTCTCCATGCTCACCGTGTCCCCCTCGTTCAGCACGCGGTTGTCCTCATCCAGCGAGCGCACGCCCGGTTCCCCGTCGGCATCTTCCAGGTGGTTGCGGTCCACGATGTAGTTGTTCAGCACCTCGTCCGAGGTCAGCGCCTTGTTATAGATGCGCACGCTCTTCACGTTCAGGTCGGCACCCGTTGACTTGAACTCCAGCTGGCTCTGGATGTTGAAGTTCACCTTGTCCAGCCACTTTGAGGCGGCCGATTCCTCACCGTCCACGTAGAAACCGATGAGCGTCCGCTGTTCGTTCGTCTGCACATTGGGATAGAACACGTAGGTAATGCGGATGTTCGTGCCCGGCTGGAACTTCGTACCCACCGAGTCCTCATAGCGCAGCACCTGTCCGGCATCCATCGCCTCGGTCACCACGCCGGTCAGGAACTTGGCCTCTTCCGGGGTCACAATCAGCCCGTACCGGTTGCCATTGTCCAGCTGCCCCAGACAGGTGATCAGCTCGGCGTTCGTGTCCGTCACGTTCGCCGTGCTGTATTCTATCTCCAGCGTCATGCCCACGTCACGGATGGCAAATCCCTCGGGTTTGTCCGCCTCGTTGAAGGGACGATAACCGCCGTCGGCGGTCAGGGTCATGCCTGCACCGCCGGCCAGCAGCAGGCGGTCCTTGTGCCAGCCGCTACCTGCCCCGTATTCGTTCACGCTCCACAGCACGTCCCGGAACTCCATCCGCTTGTCACCGCTCACCCAGCTTGCCGGGTTGTTTTCCGTGTTGCTGCGCCCGAAGGCATCAAACGTACACACGGCATCCGGTGCCAGCGTAGCTTCAATGTCGGGGTGCGATGTGGTGTTCACCTTCACCTCAAGCACGGCATCACCGCACGACACACGGTAGTCCAGCGGTTCCACATTTACGTTGGTCCGCCCATAGTTTCCGGTCTCGCCGCGCTGCAGCAGGTCTTCCTTCACCACACTGCCCTGGTTCGTTACTTTCACGCGGGCCGTGTACGCATCGCGGTCATAGCCGGCATACGAAAAGCTCCATGCCGTGAACTGCTCTGCCTCCAGCACCGGGTGTTTCCAGTCACGCTGGAACCCCGCTGCCCGGTGGCTGAACATCATGCCGGCATACGCTGTCACACCGCCGCCTGCCTTCAGCAGCGTAATGTAATGCACCCGGCTCACCACACCGGAGTTCTCATGCTGTGCGTAGGCTTCCACCACGTTCGTACCTTCCTGCATCTGCGTCAGCGGGATAGTCACGTTCTTCTGCTGCACCCCGCTGCCGGCCGAAAGACCAAGGGTAAAGGCCTGTCCGCCGTTCACACGGTAGTAGATGTTCTTCTCGCCGCTCGTACCCTTGGCTGTAAAGGGGATGTTCACGTCGTTCCGGTACCCGCCGTCGGCCAGTCCGTTGCCCACCGAGTAAGTCGTCTCCAGCGTCATGGCCACCATGGTCACCTTGGCCGTGGCTGTCTTCATTAGCGTGCCGCCCTGGTAGGTAGCCTGCGCCTCCACCTGCACGGTATAGGCGGTGGCATCCTTCAGGTAGGGCGATGCGTCAAAGGTGTAGCTCTGTCCGGCTGTCACACCCACAAATTCCGCATCCTGAAACTCACTGATCACGGTCGAACCGCGTTTCACAATCACGCGGGCTTTCAGGTCGCTGTAGCCGTCCACCGTACCGCCACCGGCAGTACCAACGCCCACGGAGTATTTCACCACAAAGCCGCTTCCCAGTGCCAGGTACTGCTGGGAGGGAAGTCCCGCGCCGCCGCTGTCCGTCAGGTCGATGTTCACCACCACCTTGTCGTCATCCGTGTACTTGGAAAAGCGCACTTCCTTCGAGCTCTCGCCGCCCTGGTTATCCTTCTGCTTGACGGTCATCACATACTGGGTGCCGTCCTCACTGTCCTGCACATCCACGTCCGTCACCGTACCCACCATTGCATCAAACACCGTTCCGGATGTAGGGGGCTTCGTCTCGCCGCTCACCAGTTCCTCGGTAGGGGTACGGTTTGACAGCTCTTTCTTCAGAAACGCTTCTACATCGTCCCCGGCATAGGCATGATAGGTGCCGTCCGTCTGTTTCTGGTTCCATGGTGTTTCAAGATTCATCGGATGTTCAGTCGCATTGATGATTCCGCTTATTTTCCTTTTTGCCATAATACTGTCCTTTTATAATAATCATTCATTTATCAGTTTTACTGCTACCGTTCCATGCGTCCGACCCGTTCCACGGCTCGTCGCCTTTCCAGTATCCAAGTCCGAAACAGCTGCTGATTGCGGACCATACCAGCCTTGCCCCGGCATAGACAGCCGACAGGGCACGTTTTCCCACATACGCAGCCGTTATTTCCTTACCGCCTATGGTTATCATCGTCAATCCTCCTCATAAATCAGATACAGCGTATTCGCATCCTTGTCCGGCAGTGCTTCGTAAGCATCCCCGCTCATCACCTCATGCCGGTAGGCCAGCAGTCTCAGGCGGCCTTCTGTTCCGGTATATACGGCATCGCCCAATAGGTAAAGCTTGTCCGGCAATATGCCTGACCGGTCCGCACTCATGAACATGCCGGCAGGGGACACACCCGCCACGTCCCAGTCCCCGTACAGGGTGGAGTCCATGTGGTAGGCGAATTTCCCGGCACCGGCCACATACACCACGCTGCCACCCGGCTTGGTACACTTGTCAGGTAAAACGTTTCCGGTTTCCATCCATGAGGAAAAGCGTGCGGTAGCTCCGCCGACGGCTGCTGCCGTAGTCTGTTCCACCTTGGCTGCGGCATTTTCTGCCTTGGCTGCCGCTTCGTTGGCCTTGGTTGCGGCTTCCGTGGCGGCCTGGGTCTTTTCCTCCAGTCCGGCTACGGCTCCTTCCGCTTTCTTGGCGGCAGCCTCGGCACGGGCGGCGGCATCGCTCGCAGGCTTCCCTATCAGCTCCAGAGGTACGTTCACCATCTTTCCGTCCTTCTCGCCGGGCAGTGATTTCACACCGTTCAGCGAGGTAACAGTTTCCAAATCCTCCACACCGGTAGAGGACTGGAGCACACGGTCCAGCACTTCCTGAACCAGTTCTTCTTGCGTCATTTCTGCCATAAATCTATTCATCTATCAATTTTACGATCTGTGAATAACATCCTGGGGTTAGCCCGATTACAGACTCTTTTATAAGTATAGCATCCTCAGCACTGATGGATAAATCCCCGTTTGCCTGTATGAGACGCATGCACAATTCATACGAATGGATTTTACGGCTGCTATCCTTATTAGAATCACCGGATGATCGAGCACCTTCCCCATTAAAAAGGCATTGGGCTATAATATCTGTCATTAGCTGGACTTTTCCACCGACTATGAGGTCATTCCCCCTATAATCCTTAAACGTCTTGTTAAAATTCACCTTCATAACTATTCATTTTTATGACACGTTAATGATAATTCCATTCTGTACTTCTACTGTTTTTCCTTTGAATCGCCCAGACCAGCCATTTTGAGGAAGCATTTTATCAGCTTGTACCACACCCCCACTCACCAGAATGTTTCCGGAATGCACCAACACATCGCCATCGAAATATCCTGCTGAAAATGTAAATTTGTCAGGGTAAGTAGGCTTATCACGGCAACTTCCATAAATACCGGCTCCACCAAATGGAGCAATACCCATGATTGCATTGCTAAAATTGTTTGCCTTGGCATATATGCAGGTATCTCCGGTCCAATAGCCGTCATACCCCAATCGAATTTCAGCATCCCCGTTGCTCCAAAGCATGCAATTCCTTTCAACTGTAAATGTTCCTACCTTTCCTCCGTCTTCAACAAATATTTTTCCATATACAGATGCATTCCGGCATTCCATGCTGCCGTCTTCCAGTATTTTAAAGTTTCCATTAGCCGTTACCAATCCCTCCAACTGTATATGGTCGGCAGTCAGTTTGATTTTGCTCACGGTATTTCCATACTCATCCTCTTCCTCCACGCTTACCCCGATAAGGGCAATCTTTCCTGTATTGTCCTGCGCATACAGACCGGAACCTTCAGGCTTTATAACAAGGCCTGTTTCTTTTAGCGCATTACCATCTTTATCAAAGACCGCTGCCGAAATCTTCACCAGCCGGTCGCTCTGCTCGAACAGTGTCCTGTACTTATAGGCCAGTGCGTCTGCCTTGTTGGTAGAGAATACCAGCAGTGATATGTAAATCACGCCCGTAAACGACAGCTTGAAGTCGCCTGTTCCGTTCCATAGACCATCCAGCGTGAACATCTTCTCACCGCCCACGGGCAGGTCTTCTTCATGGCCGAACAGGTTGAAGTTCTCAAATCCGGTCTTGTCAGCGTTCACAAATTCGATTTTCAGCCTTCCGGCTTTGATAACTCGGTAACTGAACGACAGATACACCACGCCAGGCACCCGTTCGCCCTGGCTGTTCGTCTGCCGGTACTCCGGTACCAGCCGGAAGTCCTCCAGTTTCTGCATGATATAACTGTTCCGGATATAGGCATAAGGCACCTTGCCGTCAGTTCGTATCTCGGCATGTCCGTCCGGCTTCGTTCCGTAAGGACCGCCGTTCGCCCAAATCCAGCGTCCGCCCAGCGTGAACAGCGTAGCCTTGCTGCCCGTCTTCCATTTGTCCATGCCGTCGGCAAAACTGCTGTTGTCCAAATAGCTCTGTTCTTCGCGTATCTCCTTGCGCAAGCTTTCTACAGCCGAATGGATTTTCCCCTCGGTTATCTCAAACCGCGTCAGGATGTCCTCACCGGTCATCAGCACAAACGTACCCTTCAGCCACACGTTGTCAGCATACAGGCCGTTTCCCTTCGGTTGGTTGTCTGCCGGAAAAGCGCTGCTCCTGATGCCGTCCAGCTTGCCCAGCCGGCAGCGCAGGCAGCCGTTGAAGTTCTTGGCCTTCACCCCATCCAGGATGTCGATACGGGGCTGTCCGTCCTCCGTGGCCGCAATGGATATAAGGTTCTGCCGGAGCGGGTTTTCCGTGTTGCCCATCAGCACGCACTCATCGCCGGCCTCCGGCTTCACCCCGCCAAACTCGCTCACCGGAACCATCACCCCGCCGGCTATCACCGAGGCCACTTCAACCCAGTAGGATTTCAGCTTTGCCCCGCCTGTAACGGCACAGCGCATCAGGTCATGGGCCACAAAGCCCGATTCCTGCTCAAACACGATGCGGTAGTTGTCGCCCTGCTTCACCACGTCCTTGATCTTGCCGTTGGCGGCTGACACCACCAACTGGCCGCACACGCTGCGCACCTGCTCAATCAGCAGTTCCAGCGCCACCAGGCTCTGCCGGGCAGTCACTTTGTCCACCGTCAGGTTCGTCAGTCCCGTCAGCTGGTCAATCCACAGCTGCCAGCCCTCACCGGTCAGCCCGTCCACAAACTCCGTGCTGCGCAGCAGTTCGCGGATCACGGCAGTCAGGTACTCGGCATTGCCCTCACCGTCCACGCTGCCGCAGGGTTTGCCGCCGGCAGCCTCGCCAAAGGTCACACCCTTCAGGAAGCGGATGGGCTCTTTGGCTGTGTCCGGCTGGTTCTTGCTCAGAAACTCTTTCTGGCTGCGCCGGGCGGAAAACAGGTTGTTGTCCGTGGGCAGCGTCTTGTCCCAGCTTCGTATGATGTCCGGAAGGGCAGCGCCATCCGTCTTTGATTTTGTATAGCTTTTCAACGCACCGATGCTGTCCGTCACCTTGTCGAACTTGCCCACCTGCAGCGCATCGCTTATCTCGATGTCCATCTGCCCGGGTTCGTTCACCTTGCGGCTGATTTTGGTGATACGGCTCTGCCGGTAGCCTTTTTCCGGGAAATACTTCCGGCTCTCCAGCTTCACCCGTCTGCCCACAAACAGGTCAATGCCGTGCTCCTCCATGTACACCGGGTCTGTCGGAGCTTTGTAGGCGGCAATGTCCAGCCAGTGGTCTTGGTTATATTCCTCTACCGCTACCGCAAACTCCTCTTCGGCCAGCCGGTAATACTCATCCGGCATCCGGATGTTCCACAGAATATAGGTGTCGCCTGCTCGGGGCACCAGCTTGCCGCCCGGCAGCTGGGTGCCGTCATCGTAGGGCCAGATGGTAATCAGTTCAAATTCCCTCGCCGCACTGTCGTAGTTCACCTCAAAGTAGTGGTCATCGCTTTCTCCCAGTCCGGCCAGGTCGCCCGTCTGGAACGACACGCGCTTGGTCTCGCCGGCCAGCTCGTACAGGTTGGGGTCAAAGTTCAGCCCCCCGTCCCGGAAGTAATAAATGGTGAATTTCTTCCCTTCATCGTCCGTCACCTCCTCGCTGCGTACCGAGCTCACCGTACCGACCCGACGGGGGAAGATGCCGCTGAAGGCATCCTGCTCGTAATGGTCATAGATGCCGTATTCATCCACGCCCTGCTCGATGTACTTCTTTCCGCCGGGAAGCATCAGACGGGGGCTGCCATATTTCTCCGCATCGATGTTGCGGGTCGAACCTACCGGGAACAGGCGGGTGTAGAACTTGGCCGTGTTGCCGGTGTCTCTTTCCAGCGAGGTCAGCCCCTTGCCGTACCCCAGGGCGATTTCTTCCCCGTGTTCACAGCGGCACACGTTCACCGTCTGCCCCTCAATCCACCATTCCACCTTGCCGCCTGCCTTTTCCGCGATGGCTTTCAGCGCTTCGTCGCAGTACATCCCCTCGTAGTCTATCGTGATCAGCTCCGTACCTTCCACCGTACCCACCTTCCAGTCGGTCGTGTGGCCCATGCCGTCATTGATGGCTTTCACCACCATCGCCACATGCTCGCGGGGCGTGGCTGTCAGGGTAAACAGAGGGTTGGTGTCCCCGTCCGTCGTCTCCAGCACCAGGAACCGCTTGATCAGGCTCTCCACGCCGTACAGCTTCAGGTCATAGTCCCATTCGCCCTCGTTCACCTGCTTCGGGGTGTAGCGTTCCGTCAGCCAGTACCGTTCGCCCAGATAGTCCGTGTAGTCGTTCACGTCCAGGGGCAGGAAGTCATAGTAGCTGAACGACAGGGAAAGCACATTGTCTCCCTGTACCTCCTTGCTTTGCGTCGAGCTGTCGTTCACGGCCACATCCGCACGCTTGGTTCCGGCTTTGTCATATATCGTTAGAAGCATATTCTAATAGCGTTTGAATTGTCGTGCAAGCGAGTGTCAAAGAGCTTGCTCGATTTGACCGAGCGCAGCCGACAATCAGCTTGCTGAATGGTTATATAATCGGTTTCGGTTCCCGGAACTTTACCCGGAACTTTCCGGCATGCACGCCTTCCGTCCACAGATAGGTCAGCGGGGTAAACTTCGTACAGTCGGCATACTTCACCCGCAGCTGCAGGTCCAGCTGGGGGAAACGGATCTCCAGCCAGCCGTCCTTTCCCTGCTTCAGGAAATTCACAAAGGCAAAGTACTGCTTCATCCAGCCTGCCTGGGTCTTGTTGTACAGGGCAAAGTGCAGCGTCACGTCCCGCGCCTCGTTCTTGGGGTTAAGAACTGCAGAGTATTTTTCCCCGTCCTCTTCCCGTATGTCCACGGCGGTATCCTTCTTGGCCTTGCTCGGGGTCAGGATGGCCGTCAGGTTCTCCATGCCCCCGCGCCGGTCTTCCACCAGAAACACGCCGTATTCCGTCCAGATGTCCGTGCCGTTCACCAGCACCAGTCCGCTCAGTATATTGCCCATATCACTTCACTTTTAGTCCGTCACGTATCATTTTCTTTATCACTTCCTTCAGCTCGCCCAGGTGTCCGGCGCTCACACCGGTGTTCTCGGCTATCCGGGCCAGATGGCCTTCGGCCGTGTCCATCTTCTCCGCCACACTTTCCAGCCGGTCATCCATGCTGCTCCAGTGCTGCAGCCCGCTGGTGAACATGCCCTCCAGCTTCGTGCCCTGGTCCTGCGTCATGGCCGTAAAGCCGCCCGCTTTCGCACTCTGGCTGGTGCCGCCGGCTTCGGTCTTGTCGTAGCCCGTGGCAGCAGCCAGGTTGTCACGCAGGGCAAGAGCTTCATCCACATACTGCATGTACTCTTCAGTCAGCGCGTTCCGTTCCGCCTCGGTCAGTTCGTTGTCCTCCATCGCCTTGCCGAACTTCTCCCACCAGCCTTTCAGTTTTTCGCTGTACAGTTCGCCGATCTTGTTGCTCAGCATCGCCCGCATGAAGTACTCGGATATATCCTCCGCCGCATCCTTGGCACCGTACTTCATGTTCATCAGGTTGTCGATGAAACTGCTGTACATCCCGTCGAACGAAATGCCCGTCAGCCCTTCATACAGCTGGTCGGTCAGTTCCTCCAGCTTGCCGGCCTGCGCTATGTAGTCATCCAGTTTCTCGGTCAGTCGCCCGCCGTAACCGCCCTTGCCGGTGTTCTGTATCTGCGTCCACATGTCCACGTTGCTGCGCAGTGCCTTCATTTCCTCCGGGCTCAGGCTCCACAGGTTCCCGTCCCACTGGCGGCCGATCTGTCCGCTCAGTTTGTCTATCTGTGCCTGGCTGAAGCCGCCCCAGTAGTAGTTCCAGCTGTGGTGGCTACCGTGGTATCCGGCTTGAGCCATCGCCATCTGCAGGTAGTTCGAATTCGTTTCCTGCTGCATCTTGTACGCGTCGCGGTAAGCCGCCACACTCTTCGTCCCCTGGCTCTGCTTGATGGTGTCGGTCAGGTCCTCAATCGAGGTCTGCAGCAGCTCGTTCCGGTTGGTCAGACGCTCCATCGTGGCTTGCACCTCCTTGGCATTGCTGCCGCTCCAGTTGATGATGCCGCCCAGACTGAACACTTGTTTCACTACACCGCTCAATGCCTTGATGCCGCCGGTCAGAATGCTCATCGGACGCGTCAGGTCTATGCTCTCCAGCCCGTCCAGCGTCTGCCCCATACCCTCCAGCCATTCGCCCATCCATTCGGGGGGATCGATGCCGAACTGTTCCACCAGCCCAGGCAGGTCTTCAGCAGCACCCACATATTCCTTCACCTCGCCCACACTGTTATGCAGCGCGTCCGTGGCCTCGGCCAAAGCCTTCTGCTTTGCGTTCCGCGCTGCATCCAGCGTAGCCTTGGCATTCTGTTGCTCGGCTTCCGTTCCTTCCCTGACAGCCTTGTTGTAGGCTTCCTGGGCTTCCTTGACTGACAAGGTCGTGGATTGCACCTGGGATATGGATGTTTTCAACGCTGTAAAAGGATTGCGTTCATTCAGTTTCTTGTCGATGGAATCTATCGCACGTACCAGGTCTTTCAGACTGTCCGGCTGCAGATCCTTTTGTGTATCGATATATTCCTTCAGACGGGTACGGAGTGACTGCAGGCTTTCAGTGGATACCTTGTCAAGGTCTCCGAAGACGGATTCCCAGTCCAACCCTTCCTTCAGTTCCTCCATGTCCAGATCTGCCAGCTTTTTCTTCAACTCCTCCTGAAGTGTTTTTTGTTCGCCTTCTGTCGCGGCTTCTGCAATGCGTTTTTCATACTCCTGCGTGATAGCCAGTTTCTTTTCCTCGTAGTTACCATATTCCGACAGGTAATCTCGCATGGCTTCGGCTTCTTTTTCCTTTTCTTCCTCAAAGGTGGCAGCAAGAGCTGCACTCCGGTTCTTGTCGTTGGAATCCCGGGCAGCAGCAAGGGCATCTTTCTGGTCTGGGGTCAAACCGCCTCCCCCGGTAGTTATGCCAGCTTCCTTGTTTTCCCGTTTCCAGGATGCTTCCAGCCGGTTAATTTCTTCTTTTCGCGCGTTATAGTCATATTCTATTTGTGCCAGTTTCTTATCGGTGCCATCTTTCATACGGTCTATCTCTTCCTTCCGGTTTTCAGCCTGCAGGACGGCAAGATCCTTCGCCAGCCTGCGCTCTGTGGCCAGCCGTTGCTTGGCTTCCGCTTCCGGATTCTTTCCGGGCTGTTTGGGGTCGATATGCCCGCCGATATTTCCTTTCTTGGCTGCTTCTGCGGCTTTCTTTACCTCTTCCTCCGCTTTTTTCAGATAACCGTCGCGTTTGTTTTCGGCATTTTTCAACAGTATGTCATAAGCTTCCTGATCATGTTTCTTAATGGCAGCCTGTGCGTCATAGAACTGCCCGGATTCTGCCATGCTTGACTGCATGATATATTGTCCCCATTTCCCGAAAAAGCCCATGGCGCTTTCCGCCTCTTCCGGTTTCTGCGCCTTGATTTTATTCACCTCTTCATCGGCTTCTGCAGCTTTTTTTACAAGGTTCTGGACATTGGCCTGGTGCAGCAGAACCTGTACATAGTCCTCGCTCTTTTGGATAAGGGTATCATACCATTCGGAAAGTGTTTTATAATACCCGAAAGATTCCCCGTACTTGCGATTCAGTTCCTCTACCTTCGCCTTTTCCTGTTCCTTGCTGCCGGTGAAGTTCTTTATCTCGTCGATGACCGATTTCAGTTCGAAGCGGGTACGCACCATCTGGGCACGGCCGTCCTTCTCTATCTCGGTCATTTCCTTGAGTGATATGTTGAATTCATCCACGCCTTTTTTGGCACTGAACAGGTTTTTCGTCCAATCCCAAATTTCATCACCGTACATTACCAGCAGCATGATGCCGGTGGTAATGGCCGTCTGCCAGGAAAAGAGCGAGGACAGGACCTGTTTCCATACCGGTGTGCCTTTCTTGCCTGACTTCTGCAGCTCATCATATTCCTTACGGGCACGGGCCAGTTCGTCCGTAAAAATCGGCAGGTTGTTGGATATGGCCAGAAAGAACATCTGCGGTCCCATGGCCAAAGAAGGCATTTCACGTGCCATCTGCTGGATGCTGTTGTGCAGACCATTGAACTGGCGCTGTGCATTAGGTATATCTGTAGGAGTGACCTGTACAGATTCCGATTCGTTTTGCAACATTTTCAACTGCGCGTGCAGTTCCTCAAGCTGCTTCTCCAGCGCATGGATCTGCGCGATATTGGCACTCTGGTCCAGATTGGGCGCAGCTGTTTCTCCGGCAAGGCGCAGCCTTTCCAGTTCAGCCTCCAGCAGTCTGACGGTATTACGCAGTTCCAATGCCTCACGCTCGGCCTTGTTCATGCCGGGCGTAAGTTTGTCCTTCATCAAAAATTCAACTTCTACAGGTTTACTCATTCCAATTTACTTTGAAAAAATCCTACTATATCGTTCGCTTCATCCTCGGCGCTGCGCTCCGGGTGGCGGTCACACTTACCGCTACCCCTCTTCTGCCGCACATACCGCGGCGCGTCGCTCAGCATCAGTATCAGCGTCTGCCAGTTCACACCGTCCAGAATGTAGTCCACACTCCAGCCCGTTGCACTCGCTATCTGCCACACGAAGCCGAAAGGGCTATGGGACTCCTCATACCGGGTCCTTAACTCCCCATCCTTGCCTGGCTCAGTCTCGGAGTCATCGGGTTCGCCCGCGCCGCCGAGCTGATAATACGCATAAAATCCTTCGTGCCCATCAGCCGCTCAAACGTTCGGAACAGCGCCATCAGATACTTCCACTCCACAAAGTTCCGAAGCACCCATGCCGTCACACCGATACCCACATGTCGCGACACATAGCCACGGCACACCGTATAGGCCAGCAGACGGCTCACAGCCTTGCCATGTTCCGCTACAAAGCTTAGTTCCTCGGTCTTGTCCTTCGGCTGCCACCCGGGTTCTACACCCATCTTCAGGTATTCCCTCGCCAGCAGGATCTGCCCGCGCAGTCGCGGGCGCTTCATCGTCACACGCACCTCCAGCGGGCGTTTCAGCCATGGGAGCTTCCACCTTTTAAGAGGAACGGACACGCCGCTGTCCAGCAGCGCATCCGCACACTCCATTTCTATCAGTTGTTCCAGCCGGTCAGCCATACACTATCCCTCCTTGCTTGTGGTCTCCTTGCTTGTGGCCTCCTCACTTTGAACCGAGGCAGCAGCCGCTGCTCCCGCAGCAGGCAGCTTGTGCTCTCCCCACTCTTCGGGCAGGGTTTCCGAGTCAAACACGCCGTAGGGCTGCGAACCGTCCTCCGGCATAGCCACCTCCAACGTACATTCTATCTTGGCCGTTTCCGTAAGCGTCAGCTTACCGCCCAGGTTGCTCAGCAGCGTGCCGTTCGGTATCAGGATGCTCCGTCCGCTCACCAGTTCCAGTTCGAAAGGACCTTGCATCAGCAAGGCGGCTTGTGGGGAGGTCCAGCCTATCGGGTTCTTCTTCTCGTTGTCTACTTTCGCATAGTGCAGCGTGCCGCCCAGCATGGCATGCAGGTTCTTGTAGTCCGTCTGGATTACGTTGAATGTGGGGGCGATGCTGCCGTTGCTCTGCGGAATGATCAGCACGGGGGCACCCGGTGCCTGTTCCGCCTCAATCTTTGCGGCTTCGGGCTTCTGCCCGTTCAGGTCAAACGAGCCTTTTTCAATATAGCCTATCACGAAGTCATTGTATTTCACGGCACCGATACCGTACATAAAATTTTTGTTCATCGTTTATAAAGTTTGATGGTTAATAACACACCGGCCAACAAGCCGGCCAATACACCTGTGATAAACGTCCGCATCCGGTTCGGAGGACGTTTTTCTACTGTTTGAACGTCATTCGAAGTTTCACTATTGGTCTCGTTTCGGATGCGTGTCAGCTCTTCTTCATACCACAGCACCAACTGTTGCAGGCTGTCACACGAGGCTTCGGCCACAAGGTTACCGCTACCGTCAGTCCCTACAATCAGATTGGCCTGTCCGCTCTTGCCACGGTACACCGCGCCGTCAGGAAGCTTACGGAGGCTGTCCGCCGGTATCGTCAGCTGCACCGCACTCGCCGGTATCCCCGCCATCACCAGTCCCGCCCGTCGGCTTACATTCGCGCTGTCGGCGCTTGCCGATTCCGTCCGGACTTCCCGATTCATGCTCTTTCGGTGACTCGCGCAACCTGTCAAGCACAGGGCAATCGTCACGATGAGGACAGTTTCCGGCTGTATCAATGGCTTTTCTAAGACGGGCCATCTCGCGCGTATTGCGGGCCAGTTCTTTCTTTGTTTCACAGAATTCATCTTTTAGAGGTTTTACAATATTTTCCATCAAAATGCGGGTGGCATGTTCGGCATTATCTATGCGCATAGCCTCTGCGCCGGCCTCGGCCTTCATCGCTTCCGCTTTCGCTTTTCTCACAGTAGCCCGCAAGGAGCCAATGGTCACCACCGTACCAACCAGGCCGCCGCCAAGGATAATGTTCATAAATTCGCTCAAGTCCATACCACCCGGTTTTATTATTGATTAATACCTATTTCTTTCAACCATTCCTGCACATCGAAACTCGGACAGGCTTTCGCTGCCAGTTCGTTGTGTCCTACAATGCGTACATCAGGGAAACTGGAATGAAACGCTTTTACATAGCGTTCCAATGCATCCTTCTGCTCCTCGGTGCGGGTATCTTTCGGAGTCTTACCGTCTTTTTCCACGCCCCCAGCATACACGATGTGACGGCTTACACTGTTATATCCCTTGGCTCCGTTTGTCACTTCCCAAGGGTCCACCTGTGCATCCTCATTGTTTTCTACCAGACGTTCCACGCCTCCGTTCAGGTGGAACAAGTCGGTATAGCCAACCTGCTTCCATCCTCTTCCTCCCTGGGCAACCGGAGAAGTATGCCATTTGCGGATGTCCGCCGATGATACCTCACGCCCCTCCGGAGTTGCCGTACAGTGAATTACCAGATACTTCAATTTTCCCATATCTTTTATGCTTGATAGCCGCTCATCATTACCACTCCGGCATCCTCTTTCTTGGGCATACAGATGAAGTAATGGCGGAAGTTAATCAGATTACGCTGATTCAACGGGTCGTTCTTTGACTCGGAATAATACATCTTGGTAGAACCGGTTGCCTTGAAAACCCGCTGTTTGTAGAAGGCAAACGAACACGGGAATTCACCGGCTTCTGCCGTTGTACCCAATGCCTTCTTCACCCCAGCTGTAGTATAAAGCGGGTTGTTGCCGTACTCATAGATTTCAAAGCCATAAAGGTTACCTACCTTGCCGCTGTTGCGGTCAATGTTGTACTGTTCACGGAATGCCTGGCTGGTCAGCAGCAGGTCATTCACATGGTCGGGACAAAGCACCAGTCTTCGACCGTCTGACGGTACGCGCAGGTTGTCAAGGGCACGCTTCATTTCTACAAGGTCATTCACGGTAAGGCGCAGACGGTTTGTAGCTGGATCTTTCTCGCCGGTAGTCTTAAGCACCGGAGTGGTTTCCGTATTTTTGTTCGCACAAAGCGCATGGGCTGCCTTGGTGAACTTCGCATCATTGATGCTGTTGGCATGTCCCTCTTTCACACGGGCGGTCTTGTCATAACTGATTGCATAAAGCTCATCGTCTGTAATCGGCGTGGCCTTGGTCTGGAATTTGTCCAACTTGATGGCAATATCCTTGTCCTCCAATGCCTGCACATCAATCGGATAGGTTTTGTTGTTAATCAAGACATCCGGATCTACACCAACTTCTACCAGATGAATCACATCGTTGTTCACGATACTGCTTTGGTCGGGGATTCCCGCCAGCCAGGTTCCTTCCAGTCCGGCACGAAGCACCTTGACAAGTTCCCCTGTCCAGATTTCCGTATAAACCCCTTCACGGAGTATTGAAGCACTCTGCGGGGTCATTCCCATAAAGGCTGCCACCGCATTCATTCCCACAGCTCCGGCCACCGGAGAGAATCCCAATACCGAAGCACACACGACACCTGTCAGCGTATTGAACAGAAGTGCCGTCAAAAGCATTACAATTTTTCCCATTTTCTTCATTTTAAAGGTTTTCAAATTTCACAGGTCATGCCGTATTCAGCCTTGTACAGGCGCTTGTACTCCTCCGGGTTATGCTCGCGCATTTCAAGCAGCGCATCACTCGGGACATCGCTCAGCTTGGCATAGGTGGACGGCTGTGCCTGCTGCTTGCCGCCCTGATAGCTCAATACAGTGGAAATCTTCACCTGGGGCAGCATGGCATCAAGCACATTCTTCAGTTCATCGACACCGACCTTCTTGCCAAGTTCGATAAATTGAGCCTTTTTGTCTTCTCCCAAACGTTTTTCCACCACTGCCTTTTCCACAAGACCGGTAATACGGGCCAAAGTCAGCTTCCCGTTTTCTTGCTTCAGGGAATCATTCTCTGCCTTGGCTGCTTTAAGTTCATTTAAGGCTTGATTAACATCAGCCTCCGTTGCCGTTTCCGGCAGCCCCAATTGAAGGGCCAAAAGTTTCAGTTCCATTTCTTCTGTTGTTTTTTGGTTATTAATTAGTGGCAAAGGACAATCACCATCCTTTCCCAATGTGATTTGCTTCCCATCCTTCATCAGTACGATGGCATCATCATTGGAACCTACGTCCACCAGTGATACCTCATACAGTTTGCTTTTGGTTATTGTCGGGCTGGTCTGCCCTTGCAGCAAATGTTCGGGCTGGTCACTCAGTTCCAGAATATCTATTCCGGCACTCACCATTCTCAGGCTGCCAAATTCAAACTGTTTCTTGCATCTTTTACTGAGGTCGGTTGCTTCGTCAAACACCAGTTCCCCGGTTACCTCACCATCTTCCACCCGAAGGTCCTTCACATAGCCAATCACGTTCCCGCGTTGGTGCATGTACAGCAGTACCGGGTTTCGGCAATACTGCTCCACACTCATGCCCGATGTCAGCACACGGCTTCCGTAGCTGTTCAGGCTGTCGTTTGAAATTCTTACACGTTTACTCATTTTCTCATGCCACGCCTTTATGCATTGGCGCTGCAATATTACAGAGCACTTACCGGGAAGCCAAAAAAGTGTGCAATGGTTGCACACTTCTATGAAACCGTTGCACATTATTTTGGCTGCAAGCTGATAAGCGGACAACTTTGCGAATAAATCGGGCAGGTGCAAGGGACTCCGAAGCCTGCCTTTAACCCTATATTCTTTATTATATGACAAAGGCAGAAATCGAAAAGAAAAAATCTCTTGCACGCTCACTGTTCCTTTCCGGCATGGAGCAGACCGAAATTGCGGAGAAAGTGGACGTATCACGCGTCACCATTTCAAAATGGTGCACGGCTGACGGATGGAAAGAAGCAAGGGCGGCAAAGAACGTCACCCGGCCGGAACTGGTGAACAAACTCCTGCTCACCATTGATACACTCATTACTCAAGTCAACGAATCAAACGACCCTGCACTTGTAGCCGGTCTCGGGGACAAACTGGCCAAACTTTCGGCGGTGATCGAAAAGTTAGACAAGAAGGCCAATGTAGTGGATGTCATTGAAGTGTTCATGGCATTCTCCAAATGGATTGAATACCGTTCAACCATCGACCCGGAAGTGACTCCGGAACTGGTCAGGGCAATCAACAAGTACCAGGATCTGTATATCACCGAACAGATGGGCATAAAATAAAACGGCTATGGCAACAGAAGCGGAAAAGAAACAGGCATACGAACAGTGGAAGGAACACTGTAAAAGAGTGCAGTCCATCACGGATACGGCTTTGCTCGCGGGCGAGACACCGGCACAAAAGGACAGGCGTATTCTGCGGCTGCAGGGTAACTATGCCGCGTTCTGTGAGTATTACTTTCCCCACTTCCTCACCTTGCGTGACAAAACCACCGGGGAAGTCATACGCACCATCCACAATGCACCGTTCCACAATGCGGCAGCGGCTAAAGTAAAAGGTACACCCAACCTGAAGGCAGTATTCATGTGGCCGCGTGGCCATGCCAAGTCCACACACATGGACATTTTTGTTCCGCTGTGGCTGATGTTCCAGCCCAAGCGCCTCATCAACTTCATGGTGGTGGTCGGCAAAAGCGAAGATTCAGCCACGCGTCTGCTGGGAGATATTCAGGCAGAACTGGAGCATAACCAGCGCATCATTGCCGATTTCGGCAAGCAGCAGGGAAATGCCTCCTGGCAGGATGGGGAGTTCAAGGCAGCCAACGGGGTGAAATTCCTGGCTTGCGGACGCGGACAGTCTCCGCGTGGTCTGCGCGACCGGGAAGCACGTCCGGACTACATCGTCATCGATGACTTGGATGACGACGAACTGTGCCGCAATGAGAAACGGGTGCATGACATTACAGACTGGGTGAAAGAAGCCCTTTTTGGTGCACTGGATGTGGGTCGGGGACGTTTTATCATGGTCGGAAACCTCATTTCTAAAAACTCGGTGCTGGCCAATCTCACCAAGACAAAAGGGGTACATGTATCCGTCATCAAGGCAATAGACAAGAACGGAGAACCGGTATGGCGCGAAAAATGGACGAAAGAGGAGGCGCAGGAATACAGGGATTTCGTAGGCTACCGGGCATGGGAAAAGGAGATGATGCACAACCCCATCGTGGACGGCACTATCTTCCGGGCAGACTGGATTCGTTACAAGAAACTGCCCAGGCTGTCCAAGTATGAAATGCTGGTCTGCTATACCGACCCCTCTTTCAAATCGACCACTTCCAACGACTACAAGGCTTGCCGCCTTTGGGGCAAGATTGGGAAGGAACTGCACCTTATAGACTGCTACGTCCGGCAGGATACCGTTTCCGGAATGGTGCGGTGGCTGTACGACCTCTACGAACGTACACGCGATACGGCAGCCGTGCAGTTCTTTATGGAAGCGAACTTCATGCAGGATGTCATTCTGGATGAGTTTGAGGCAGAAGGAAATCTGCGTGGATACCAACTGCCCATCATGCCGGATAAACGAAAGAAGCCGGACAAGCTCCAGCGCATCGAAGCGGTCTCACCATTATGGGAACGCGGTTTCGTATTCTACAATGAGAAGTTGAAAGAATCGCCGGATATGCAGACCGGCATCGAACAGACCTTGGCTCTGGAGCGTGGCAGCCGTATTCACGATGATGCACCGGATGCCGACGAGGGAGCCATCTGGATGCTGCAGCGCAATTCAAGACAGGAGAGTTTTCAACCGGTGTTCGGCAAAAGGCCGACCGCCAAAAATATATGGTAACATGATACAGCTGATTAAAAGAATGATTTTTGCATGGCGCTATAAACGTGCCGTTGCCCGTGCTTGCAAGTATGCCAAGCTCTACGGAAGAAAATACTACGTCCTGTATATGGGCGGCAAACTGAAAGTTGTCCCCAAAAGGAATATCTGCGAACTGATTCACCGCCACCGTTTCCGCAAGGGAACCACTATCCGGGATATAGAAAAAATGGCATTGTTCATCACTAAATAATAAGGTCATGTTCATTACAGAAGAAGATTACAAAGTTGTCATCGGCGACAACGCATTGAAGGTTATTTCTCAGGTAAGCCCGGAAAACCGTACCAATGCAGAAGCGGAAGCCCGGGAAGAAATTGCCGGTTATCTACGGCCGAAATACGACTGTACGGCCATTTTCTCTGCACAGGATGAACACCGGAACCGGCTCATTGTCATGTACACCTGCGACATTTCACTTTACCACATGAGTGCAGCCATGCCGCAAAAGATGGGAAGCGAGATACGCAAGGAACGATATGAACGGGCCATCAAGTGGCTTGAAGGCGTACAAGCTGGAAAAATTGTCCCTGATTTGCCCCTGGCTGTCGGAGAGGATGGGCTTCCGTCCGGAAATTCATTTGTTTACAGCTGTCAGAAGCAGCTTCATCATAACTGGTAGGACTATGGATATTAAAGACTTTTTCAGCGGTATGTTTTCCAATAAACCGAAAAACGTACTACAAACGCCATACGGCAATTTTAATCTGGCCAAGGGGAAAGACATCAAGCGGGTGCAGAAAATGGTCATCGACCTGCAACGCACCACCGATGCACTCACCCGGAAGGACATCAAGAACTGGCGCGATGCCTGGCAGTATGCCATCAATGTGGACAGCCCCAGCCGCCAGCGCCTGTACGACATCTACCGGGACGCGGAAATAGACCTTCACCTCTCCGGGTGTGTGGAGCAGCGCAGAGGTTTTGTCATGGCACGTTCGTTCAAAATCGTGGATATGAAAGGGGATGAGAACGAGGAAGCGGTTCATTTCTTTGACCAGTCCTGGTTCAAGCAGCTCATGCGCTATGCCCTTGATTCAATCTACTGGGGGCATTCGCTCATCGAATTGGGCGACCTTTGCACTGACGGCGACGGCTGCATCTGTTATTCGGATGTGAAGCTTATTCCGCGCAAACATGTCATTCCTGAGTACGGACGTGTCATAACCGACCTCGGGCAGGACTGGACTACCGGTATAGATTACCGCCAGCCTCCTTTTTCCGACTGGCTCATTGAGGCCGGCAGACCTGACGACCTCGGGCTGTATCTCAAGGCGGCTTCACAGACTATCCCCAAAAAGAACATGCTGGCCTTTTGGGACACCTTCGGGGAAATATTCGGAATGCCCATGCGCATAGCACGCACCACTTCGCGCGATCAGAAAGAGATTGACCGTCTCGACCAAATGCTGCGTGAAGCCGGGACTGCCCTCTCTATGGTGGCAGGAATGGAAACCGAAATCGAGTTTGTGGAAAGCGGCAAGGGAGATGCATTCAATGTCTATGACAAGCGAATCGACCGGGCCAACTCCGAACTGTCAAAGCTTATCATCGGGCAGACGATGACCATCGAGGACGGAAGTAGCCTCTCACAGTCTGAAACGCACCTTGAAGTGTTCCAAAACCTTGTGGAAAGCGACTGTGATATGCTTCGGGATATAGTGAACAACCAGCTCATTCCGCGAATGGTGCGCCACGGGTTCCCTGTCAAAGGGCTGCGCTTTGATTGGGACTACTCCATTGATTACACACCCGAACAGCAGAAAGCATACGAAGAAATGGTACTGCAGCACTACAAGGTGAAGCCACAGTACTTTGAGGAAAAATACGGCATTCCGTGCGAGGAGAAGGAGCCGAAGGAAGAGCCGGACCCGACAGATCCGAAAAAAAAGAAAGACGGCAAACCGGCTGAAACGCTGTCCCGTTTTTTCGACTGAGCCCCGATGATTATTCGGGGCTGCACCAGCGATATTCCCGGTTGTTGGAAAACAGGAAGCCCATCCTGCAGGCGGGAAAAACGGAGGACATCGAAAAAATGGCCAAGGAATGGGCTTCAATAATCAAGAACAAAGAAGCCAGAAAAGATGCGGAAGATGCAGCCCGTATTATCTTGGAACATGGCATCAAGCTTCCCAGACTGCTAAAAAAGAAAGGAGGAAAAACTTCCGGGGCAGAATACCGGGCACCCATGTTTGAGGGTGATGACGGTATTCTGTATTTCAACGAACTCCGTGAACGGGACTACAAATCGTACAAGGAAAAGAAAATGCAGTACCGCTCAGGTGCACAGGATAACACATTCCTTCATGAACTGGGTCACCACATCGATGCGCTGCTGGAGCCCAAAGCTTACAGCATGGTAGAGCACCAGTGGAACATGGAGAAGGTGAACAGGGAACTTATCGAAAAGGAACTGTCCAGATATGCCTTGGAGAACCGGGCCGAGTTTGAAGCCGAGCTGATCAGCGCAACACTCAGGGGGAAAACATTCTCCAAAGAACTGCTGTCATATTCCAATCTGCATAATCCGGAGCAGAATGAAGGAATAGCAAAAAACTTGCTGCAGTATGCATCCGGAAAAGATATATGCACACCGGTTGACCTGGTACGTGAAAAGTTCGACCGCATGATGAAGGTACTGTTCCGGCAGGAAGGGGCCAACCTTGAAATAGGTATTCTGGCATCCGAAGAAGCGCAGGATTTTATAGAAACTCATTCCTCTGTCCTGAACGGATCATTCCGGCAGGTGGAAATGTCCGAGGCTATGCGCAAACGGCTGGAGCGCTCCAACTATGTATTCTCCGGGCTGAAGACCTTTCATGAACTGAATGAAGCCTTTCCCTCCTTATTGGATGAGAACGGCAATAGAAAGACGTTCGAACGCTTTTTGAATGATGTCCGGAAGATCGACGAAACATACAATTCAAACTATCTACGGGCTGAATTCAACTTTGTACAGGCTTCGGCTGAAATGGCGGCCAAATGGGAACGGTTCATGCAGGACGGTGACCGCTATTATCTGCAGTACCGCACGGCCGGGGATGCAAAGGTACGTCCCACCCATGCGGAGATGGCCGGCATTACACTCCCGGCTTCAGATCCGTTCTGGGCAGAATTCTATCCGCCTAACGGATGGGGCTGCCGCTGTTCCGTAGTCCAGGTACGCAAATCCAAGTATCCGGTTACGGATCATGAAGAGGCTATGGCAAGAGGGGAGTCAGCTTTGGAACTTGACAAGAAAGGTATGTTCCGGTTCAATGCAGGCATGGAGCAAAAGACGATGCCCGACTATAACCCATACACCATCAAGCGGTGTAAGGATTGCGATATAGCGAAAGGAAAACTGAAGCTGGCAAAGAATCCTATTCCTGACAATGAACTCTGCGAGGCATGCCAGTTCATCCGTTCTATTCAAAACAGGAATGGGGCTGCGGACAGAATTCAATCGTACTCCGAAAACGAATGGGAAAGAACCTATATTTCTCCGGATGATAACGGATTTGTAGTAACCCAATGGGAACGAATCCATGAATCAGAACCCAGCAAAGCGGAACGCCTGAAATTCAACAAAGAAATGCGTATGTGCAAAATTATTGCAGACAATGGTCATGACGTGGAATATCTTCAAGGAGTCAACAGACCGGAAGGGCAGACATACGACATTACCATAGACGGAATAAAAGCTGATTTGAAATGTATTGAAGGCGGTGCTGGCAACATTGTAAAATATGCCAAAAAAGCACTTACAAAACAAGGAGGTGAAGCCGTGATTTTTGAAATACCATCGCATGACATTCAGTTTTATAAAGCTATTACAGAAGCAAGAAGAAAATGTGAAGGACATATATTCTTCTACATAGCGGACGAAAAAGTGCTTAAAGAGGTACAAAAAAGAGGCCAGTAAAAACTGACCTCGGGGCGGTACACGGTCTTGCGACCCTGTCCCTTCGTATTTCTACGCACTGCAAATATACAAAACAATTTTCAAAAACAACTCGTTATGAACAAAATTATCGAATTTCTCAAACAAAGCAACCGCTATAAGCACCTTATTGGCGGTCTTCTTGTAGGATTTGCCGCCCTCAATCCGTGGACGGCTCTGTATGCATCCATTATCGCTGCCTCCTGTCTGGAGCTCAAAGACAAACTGAAAGGCGGACTTTGGGACTGGATAGACTGGTCTCTTACCGTCATCGGCGGCATATTGTCTGCCCTATTTTGGTGGATAGTGTAATGCTTTAGCTCATTTTGCCTGTTAAATCAGTAACTTTGTACCCGGTGGAGCTTCCCGATAGTCCGTGTGGTCTATCGCGGGTACAACAATGCGAACGCGAATGGCGGTGTGTCGAATGCGAATGCGAATAACGATGCTTCGAATACGAATGCGAATATCGGCTCGCGTCTGGAAATCTAATTAATCGGCGTACAGCACCGGGGACGTGTCCCCGAAGCGGTGCCGAGGGAAGCAAGCCACAGCAACAGCACCCATTAGGGTGGAAAGCTGAAAAATCACGCGTCGGGTGGAGTTTGGTAGGCTGTTATCAGTTCGAAGAAGTCAGACCCGGGGAAAGGAAGGCCCTTATCTTCTGTTTTTACTAACCAACAGCAGAACCGTATGCGCAGGGAAGGATACATCATAGAGGAAATCATCGAATACTCCAATATGTCGGAGGCATTCGATGCCGTACTGCGCGGAACGGATCGTAAGGAATCAATCCAAGGGAAAAAGCTACTTGCACATAGGGAGGAAGTTATATCCAAACTTACTGCTGCCATTGAAAACGGTTCGTTTCAACTTGGTGGATACCATGAGACGGAAATCAAAGAGTATGGCAAAAGTCGCATCCTGCAGATTTTATCCATGTATGACCGCATCGCAGTATATGCCGTAATGAACGTGGTGGATCGTCACCTGCAGAAACGCTATATCCGGACTACCGGGGCCAGCATTAAACGACGTGGCACTCATGATCTGATGAACTGCATACGTACCGATTTGCAAAAAGACCCGGAAAGCACGATGTATGCCTACAAATTTGACATCCGCAGGTTCTACGACAATGTGCGGCAGGATTTTGTGATGTGGTGCTTCCGCAGGATATTCAAGGACAAAAGGCTGTTGGTGCTGCTGGAGCGGTTCGTGACACTGCTGCCGGAAGGTATCAGCTTCGGACTGCGCAGTTCACAGGGAGCAGGCAACCTGCTTCTGTCTGTATTTTTAGATCACTATCTGAAGGATAAGTACGGGGTCCGTTATTACTATCGCTATTGCGATGACGGACTGGTACTCGGTAAAACGAAAGCGGAATTGTGGAAGATTCGTGATGCTATTCACGGGCAAATGGAGAAAATAGACTTGGAAATCAAGCCGAATGAACGGGTGTTTCCTGTAGAAGAAGGCATTGATTTCCTTGGCTATGTTATCCGTCCTGACTATGTGAGATTGCGGAAACGTATCAAGCAGAAGTTTGCCCGGAAGATGCACGAGGTAAAATCGAGAAAAAGACGGCGGGAACTGATTGCCAGTTTCTACGGCATGACGAAACACGCCGACTGTAATAAGTTGTTTAAAAAATTAACAGGCAAAGAAATGAGAAGTTTTAAAGACTTGAATGTCGCTTACAAGCCGGAGGACGGCAAGAAGCGATTTCCCGGAGTGGTGGTAAGTATCCGGGAACTGGTAAACTTACCGATTGTAGTGAAGGACTTCGAGACCGGTATCAAGACCGAGCAGGGAGAAGACCGCTGTATTGTGGCCATCGAAGTGAACGGCGAGGCAAAGAAATTCTTCACCAACAGCGAGGAAATGAAGAATATTCTCGCACAAGTGAAAGAAATGCCGGATGGTTTTCCGTTTGAAACGACCATCAAGACAGAGACCTTCGGCAAAGGTAGAACCAAATACGTGTTTACATGAGAAGAGTTGAAGGAAGTGCCGGTGTGTCGCTGATGGAATGCACGAACCCGGTTAAAGACAAATGGCGCATCCGCTGGGATGTGCAGGAGAAAGAGGACGGCTCTGCCTCCTACATGGAAGAAGAGTTCAGCCATAAGCCCACTGATGAAGAAATCCGCACATTGGTTATGTCCTGGTATAACAGCCAGACTGATGCAGCTATCCTGTCCGGATTCGTGTATAAGGATGCCCCTGTATGGCTTTCTACGGAGAATCAGTATAACTATAAGGCAGCATACGACTTGGCTGTTCAGACGGGCGGAGAGACCCTTCCAGTTACATTCAAATTCGGTTCGGATGAACAGCCCGAATACCAAACCTTTGATAATTTGGATGAATTGAAGGACTTCTATACGAAAGCGGTAAGGTATATCCAGAAGGCTCTGGCTGAAGGCTGGAAGAAGAAGGATAAGTTCAATTTGGAATTATACCAGGTTGAATGATTGACAATCCCTTCGGGGGAGGGATAAAAAAAGCCCCCGGCCTGTTAAAAATCATCTCACCTACTTTTAACTTAAACGCATCCAGTGCGCACGACCGGGGGCAATGCCCTCGCCGCGCACTGGATGCGTTTTTAAATCAAAAGTAAGTGAGATGTTGCAAATGTACGAATTTTAACTGGATATGAAAGTAATTGAGATACTAAAATTGAACAGGGAGCTTTTAAAAACATGCCATTACATGGGCATACGACCCGATGATGTGCAATATATAGAACTATATAATGAATATAACAAGTTGCATACCAATGGTGAAAAAGTGTCTTATATCGTAGCAACGCTTTCCCTACGATATGGCATCAGTGAACGAAAGGTATATGACCTGATCAGGCGTTTTAAAACCGACTGCAATTTGTGTGCAGTGTAATCAGGACTTCCTCCCACTAAAGGCAAACTTCCCTACCCTACCTTTGTATCGCAATAAATAACATTCATATCATGAACAAGTATTATCAAATCTTAGGCAAGGTGCTTTCGTCCGGAAAGATGCAAAGCAATAAAAAAGGGAATATCCGCTACCTACTGAATGAACAGCTGACGCTGCTCCCTGCCGACCTTCTTGATATATTCGAGGGGCATACCATAGCGCGGAAGAAGTTAAAAAACGAGTTACAACTGTTTATGAGAGGGGAGCGCAACGTGGAAAAATACAGGGAAGTCGGCATCAACTGGTGGGACTACTGCGGCTCAATCCTTGTGAACAGCTACCCAACTTATTTTGAAAAACTGCCGCCACTCATCGAACGCATAAACAGGGAAAAAAGGAACAGCAAGAACTATATATTGTTTCTCGGATCTACTGGAACGGAAAGTAACCAGGCTCCATGCCTTAGTCTTGTTCAGTTCCAGATAGAGCAAGGAGAACTGGTCATGACCGCCTATCAGCGAAGCAGTGATGCGAATTTAGGACTGCCGGCAGATATTTATCATTTGTACCTAATATCAAGGCAGATTGAGTTGCCGCTAAAATCCATCACCCTGAATCTGGGGAACGTGCATATTTACGAAAACAACATCGACAAAACAGAACAACTGCTTTCCGGCAATGAAAATGTAAAATTTGAATTGAACGTATGAGAAAGATGTATCTGTCAGCCCCTCTCCCATTTGTCGGGCAAAAGCGCATGTTCGCCAAGGAATTCATGAAAGTGTTGGAGCAATATCCGGATGGGACATTGTTTGTTGACTTGTTCGGTGGCTCCGGACTGTTATCGCACATTACCAAATCCCTCAAGCCCCACTCTACTGTTATCTATAATGACTTCGATAACTACCGCTTCCGCATGAAGCATATTCCGCAGACAAATCAGCTGCTTGCTGACATTCGCGAAATGGTAGGAAATTCCGTACCACGTCATAAAATCATTAAAGGAGAACTGCGTGAACGAATATTCAGCCGCATCGAGCAGGAAGAGAATACCACCGGATATGTGGATTTCATTACCCTCTCCTCCTCTCTTCTGTTTTCCATGAAATACAAACTGTCTGTTCAGGATATGCGGAAGGAAGCTTTATACAACAACATACGTAAGACCGGATACCCGGAATGTACGGACTATCTTGAAGGGCTGGAAATCGTATCCTGCGATTACAAGGAAGTGTTCAACCGGTATAAAGATATTCCTGGGGTAGTATTTCTTGTTGATCCGCCCTATCTGTCCACTGACGTAGGAACCTATAACATGTACTGGAATATGGCCGACTACCTGGATGTACTGAATGTACTGAAGGGGCATTCATACGTATATTTCACTTCCAACAAATCTTCAATTCTGGAGTTGTGCGAATGGATAGGTAAAAATAAGGATTTAGGTAATCCTTTTGAAAACTGTACAAAGGTAGAATTCAATGCTCACATGAATTACAACTCTTCTTACACAGATATGATGCTTTATAAGAATGAGGCTGCCTGACGACGTTTACTTTGCCTGTATTGAACAGAAAAGCCGCAGACGGTAATTTATACGTCCACGGCTTTTTCTGTTTAATACAGGCGGTCATTACAGCCGCTTGATGGCCACACACTGATACACCTCGATACTTTCCACAATATCCTCATGGTTGTGATTGGTGTCACTCTCCACCAGATCCAGCTCCAGAAAGGTTTCCCCGCTCAGTCCGGCAAGCCTTGCATGAATCAGTCCTGGCAGGTCAAACACCTTCAGCGCATCTTCCTGCAGCTCGCTGCCCTCAGCACTCGAACCTTCCCAGTCCGTCACGATGTGCAGCTTGATCAAAGGTTCTGCCCGGTACTCCACACCGGGAACAATCGCGTTCCACTGTATAGGGCAGAATTCCACAAAGACAGCCGGACGCTCCCAGTTCTCTTCCTGCTCGATGAACTCCACATTGTGGTTCCACAAGTCTATGTGCTTGATAAGGTCAATGGCCTTCAGTTCGCTGCAAAGCAGCCGATAAAGTTCTTTTCTCATTTTCTTATGATATTATATTCAATGGTGAAATACTCTGTTAGGTTCTCTTCTACAATCTCACGGACGGCTTTTTCCACTTCAGGCGATGTGCCGAGGAAACGGCGGCGGGGTATCTTGATGGTGCTTCCTTCTTTCTTTAAAGCCATGAACATCCAAAAATCGGCTTCTGTATCAAGCCGGGCATTTCGTTTGTCTTTCCGCAGTTTTCCGTCCTTCCTTCTCCCGAACGACCTGGTAGCCTCATAATACTTATGCCAGAAGAAACGCTTCATTCGCCCTGTCACCACTATTTCACCACCATCATTATGAATGGCCGCATAGGGCAGAGAAGTAAAGAAGGTAATGCTGTTTTCCGTCGTCCGGCTCCCAATACTTTTCCGAAGCGCCCCGGTATCTGTCAGTATGGCTCTGCCTTCATCCCGGATGGGACTTTTCCGCCGCTGCCATTTCTCACTGAAAAAAGCTTGCCGCTCAAAGTTCTTGTCAAACTCATCGCTCATTTCCACCTGAATGTCTTTCAGTATCCGGGCCACTACTTTTTTAACGTCTTCGTTCATTCCCAGTCAAAGTTAAATTTCAATTGTACCGTATCGTCCGGCAAATCATTTTTAGGGTCTGCGGACGCCTTAAGCATATTGTAGAATGTACGCTCACTAATAGCATACACAGGATATATGTACCGCCGCCATATTTCACGGTTCGGTACGCCGTGACTGGCATAATGGTCATATATCCTGTTTACTTCTACTACACGCTTCTGATAACTAACTCCGTGCCGCTTTCCCATATAGGTTTAATCGTTCATAGACGGTTTTACTTTAGGTTTATAGGGACGGATGTCAAGCGTCATTTTTGCACTTACCGTTACCCGACCACTTCCTTCACACTGGGGGCAAACACCATAGGTCGGAAAAGTGGAATAATCACCTGTTTTTATGCGGCCTGTGCCGTGACATACACGGCACAAGGCTACTTTAGAGGGCTTTTCTATATTCTGTATCATATCAATTCATATTAAGATTCTGTCATTCCCAGTGGAATAGGTTTCCACATTCCGTTTTCGTTCTTAATCTCAGCACGGATGAACTGTTTGCTCACTTCCGGCTGGTAGGCTTCCTCAATGATGCGTACACCTTCAATGAAACGGTCATCTCCGGTTTCCATGGCCACTTTGCGAAGCTGCACGATGCGCGAAGCCTTCAGCGTACCCTTGGCATCACGGGCCAACAGACGAAGCACCATGCTCACCAGTGCCTTGGTCTTTTCATCTTTGGCCAAGCCTTCGATATATTCCTTCACAATGGCTATACCGTCTTCCACCGTGTCACGGTAACCGTCGGTCACATACACACCCAGCGTGATTCGTTTGTCGCCTTCACTGTTAGTAAAGGTATGGCTGCGCTGGTCATCCTTCACCTTGGTCTTGAAAAGGTCTGCCTTCATTTCCAGAATGGTTTTGAAGTTGTCCATCACAGTCTGCTTGCTTGCCTTGATCTGCTCACTGATGCCCAGCAGTACCGGAATGGAGTTGGCTATCTCCTCATCCACCATCTGTTTGTACATTTCGCGGTCATTCTTGGCTTTTTCCTCTGCCGCTTTCTTTGCTTTTTCTCTCTGGAAGGCTTCAAATTCCGCCTTTTCCTCTGCCGTCATTACCACGGTCGTTTGTTTCATTTCTTCCATGATTCTTGTTTTTTGGGGTTATTGGTTTTCATAATCCTGCATTTCAGGTTCGTCTTCCATCAGCATAGCCTCTCCGTTGGCGTATGCCCAATCAGCCAGTTCGCTATAAAACTCGGCTGCATCCTGCTTCTCCATATCAGAGGCAAGCAGGTTGATTTCCTTTTTCAGATTCTCTAAAATCTTTGTGTTTCTATTTTCCATATCCTATCAGTTTGCCGGAGCATCAGGGTCAATCTGAATGAGTGACACCATGCTCATGGGGTTAATCGTTTGCTTTTCTTTCTTTGGCTTCAAGCCGCCTTTCCGTTGTATGGACCGAAGCTTTACCGCCAGTTCATCCAGTTCGTCCACCGTAATCTGTCTGAACGCCTTGCCGACTATTCGGGGATTACTGCAGAAGTCATTGATTCGTGCCCAGTCAGATGTATCTATACCCAGCTTCTGCATCAGGTTCAGACAGAGACTCCGTTTCCGCCGCAGCTCCTCACGCAGCTTCTGCCGCCATTCGTCTTGTCCGCTCAGTTTCTCCAGAGCAGTACAACAGGCTTCATACTCCTTGGCCGTCATTTCCTTCAGACTGTCCGTCCGGTTCCACGTGTACTGCAGCACAATGCTTTTCTTGAATTCTTCCCGGTCTCCTGTACAGGGCAGCTTGTTGAACAATGCATAGAACCGGGCGAAATTGGTTACTTCCTGTGCCATATCATGATGATTTTATGTTATTCAAACAATACTTTAATGCCACACGAACTGGCCACATCAAGCTCCAGTTTAGCACCTTTGCTCAGTTCCCAGTCCTTCAGCATATAGATATACTCACAATCCAGCAACAAGCGTATATCCGCCCGCATGTGCTCTCTCCAGTGCGCTTCATCCGGAAGTCCGTTTTTAAATGGATTCACCGGATTGAACCCCATAGCACGCAATCTGTTTTCAGCATCGAGGAATGCACCTTTGCGCTCATCGATATTGTAGTGGGCTATTGCCCCACTGATGTAAACTTTGTCTTTTTCCATATCACTTCTTTTTGATGTTGACTTTACAACTTGGATTCCATATCAGCACATTACGTGCAAACAAGACATCACCCGTTTCTATTACGACATGACCGGGCGTTTTCGCTCTTCTCACTTTCAGGTCACTTTGGATATTTCTCTCCAGCCAGTCATCCAACACTGCCCTGCTGGAACTTCCGTCCAGCAGAATCTGGAACACTTCTGTTCCGGTGTAGCTTTCAAAAGCCTTTTCGTTATTATCCATAATCACTTTGGTAAATTATTACTTGTTTGAATGATTCCGTCCTCCCATACCACATAATAGCTTCCCGGGTCTCCAATGGAGCGGCCTTGACAATAAGCTTTATAACCGACCACCCGAATCTTCATATCACTGATGTACCTTAGCCGCAACGCACCGCCACCCATCGGCTGGCTCTTCTTTTCCTGGCTGATCCAGATGAAACATTTCTTCGGAAAGGTTTCCATCAATTCCACAGCCTGCGGATAGTCCCATCCGGCCACCTGGAAGGAATCGATGATGATGAACTTCGGGCTTTTCGGCTTTTTCAGTCGGGCAATCACTTCCTCCAGACTACCTTCTGTCACCACGCGAAACTTGCCCTGCACCTCATTCATCTTCAAATAACCCATACGCCGTTGGAAACTTTGGTTGATTTTCTCTTCGTAACTCATGTACAGCACCGTCCCATAGTTACACAGTTCCTTTCCAAGCTGCATTACAAAGCTGCTCTTCCCGCTGGCACTGGCACCACTGATGAACCACGAAGCATTCTCTGCCGGGAATCCGAAAGGCTTGCTCCATTTCTCATCCCATGGCAGAGTAACCCATTTCTTGGCGGCTATTTCCTTCGGACTGTACGCACGCTTCATTATTCTGCAGTCATTTTAAGTTTTTCAATCTCAGTATAGACTCTTCTCAAACCACCGCGTGTCTTCCGTACAATCTGGGCTATATCAGCACCTGCCGGGGCATTTACCTTGGCCACAATACGTGCCTGGTTGTTCAAGAACTGTTCGCGCTCCTTGCCATCATCTGGTGTCACCTTGCTGTACCGGTCACCATAACGGCTCAACATTTCGGTATAGCCCACCTTCTTACATTCTATGGAGCGGTTGATTTTCTCTTTCAATCCGTCTGCCCCCATCATGTACCAGGCGCAGCAGCGTTCAGTGGCATTCCACAAGGCCTTCAGTTCAAGGAAAGCTTCATACTGCAGGTCGCCTGCTTCATCGAGGATGATAAGCGGGGTTTCCATAGAACGGAGGTAATATACCAGGTCTTCATACACATCAGAATACTTTCCCTTACTGTCCACCCCAAACTCTGCAGCAATCTTGCGTACCAGCTTCAATTTGGTCTTTACCTGCGAGCAGTCGATATAAACGGCATTCTTGTGGCTCTGCACATAATAACGTGCCGTGAAAGTCTTGCCGATATTGGGCATGTCGCACAAGATACCCGACAGGCTGGACTGCTGTGAAAACTCCAGCTGGGCTGTGATATATTCAAAGGTCGGGGTCTTGGCTGCTTTCCATTCCATTTCACCACGGAGGTTCACCCCTAATTTCCGGGCAATGCTTATCCAGTTGGCATCGCTCAGGGCTTTGTCTGTCTGTCCGTTCTTGATTGCACTGTACACAGACGTACTGATGCCCAAAGAGGCAGCATGCTTGGCATCACTGGGATAGTTCACACGGTTGGCGGCTATCGCTGCTAAAATCTTCTGTTTTTGCGCTTCTGTAATCATAATTCTAACGCTGTTTTAATGTTGTTCTAATTCTGTTCTTACATGTCACTGATGGCCCTCATTGCCTCGCTTATTCCGGAGTGCCATTCATAATCTGATTCCGGATCTGCCGACAAGTCGGCTGGCAAATCATCGGATAGTTCCACCGGGGGAAGTTCCAATTCCTCTTCCGGATCATCCGTTGGCTGATCCGGTGTACCGGTTCCCACCTTTCCGATGGCGTGGTCATTGAGGTATTTGCTGAAATGACTCAGAACTTTGTTTTGCTCTGTATAGGCTGCCCGGTCTTCTTCGGTCTGTTCTGCCATCACCCGGTTGTAAGTCACTACCGGACGAACCTTGTCAAGGTAGCGGTCGTTCTGGAACAGGAAGACATCCGTAGGCTTACCCTCTTCATCCGGCAGGTAGTAGGCCGTCACCCTGCGGTTGTTTGGTTCCAGCTGCTCCAGCACTTCCGGACCGCTCAGCCACCAGTCTGCATTTGCCACACGTACTGTGGAATTTCTACGAATACTGGTATCTACCTTTTCTCCGATATATCTGCTCAAGGTCAGTTTATCAAGCGGTCGAAGGGTCGGATTGATTTTGGCTACGAGCACATCCCAACGGGTCATTCCGGGATATTTCTTTTGGTTGGGGTGAAGCGTATTGTTCCATTCTTCACAATCGCGACGGTCATCCGCCACAAGCTCTTCAAACGTATAATACTTTCGGTCTTCCCAGGTGTGGTTGCTGCTGTCGCTCACTTTCTTCTGGTCCACCCGCCGTGCACCCTTACCATACCAGCGGCCAATGCCTTCATGGTTCTTATGTGCTATGGTTGTCTTGAACACACCGTTCAGAACTTCAGAATATTTCTCCTGTGAGTTCTGTGGAGCACAGAAATGCACAAACTTAAATACCTCACCTGCCTTCAGAAATCCTCCTTTATACTTGCTCATCAAGTGCTGCTCCACCTCAATACCGGCTGGAATACCCCATCCGTTGCGTTCGATGAGCCGGAACATATCACGGAAACAGTCCACTACCAAAGCATCATCCTTATCCCGCCCGTAGGCCAGCCCGATACGGCACTGGCTCACCACATCATAAGCATAATAGGCATGCACATACTCGCCGCCTTTCATCCGACGCGGTAAATCCACGTCATCCATCGTTATTTGTGACAGGGAGAACTCACCACCATGGCGGTGCATGTGCGGCATTTGCTCATGATAGAATTCCATACGTCCACGCAAGGCTTTCTCTATCAGCAGCTGGTTTGCCGGGTTGTTCAGAATGTTCCGGATAGTGCTTTCGCTCAGTTCTTTCGGTTCCCCGTTCTTATCCGTAAAGTTTTCCGGATTGAATATCTCTCCTGTTTCCAGATCCCATACTTCCAGCTCACCGCATACAAACGACAGATACATTTCATGCACATCGCTGCCGTATGGTTGGTTGGGAAGTACTTTCAAACTCATCACCAGGCGTTCGTCCATGTGAGTTACCTTCCGTTTGTTTTGGTTGCCGAATTTTCCGGTTATCAGACATTCGTAACCGTACTGCTTGTATTCGTTCACTTTCTTGCGGAAACGCAGGGTACTGGCAGGAAGATCATGACCAAAGTCTTCGCGTAAGGTCTCGATGGTAGTGGCCATCATGTCCCAGTTATATTTTTCACCCATCAGTTTGCGGTAATCGTTGCTTCTGTTATAAAGCTTGATACAAGTATTCAGAACTGAAGCATTCACCGCATATTTCCGGGCAAGTTCGTCTGTAGCTCTGTTGCTGGAAGAATGGGAGGCCCAATCCAAGAAATAAGCTACTGCAGCCTGATCCAACACATAGTTTGACAGTATCCAGTGGCGAAGTGCCTGCTCTGTTCCTCCGGGGTTGTCTTCCTTTACCCGCTCCAGGCACTCGGTAGGCAGACTATTGAGGGCGACCAACGCGCAATTTCCAGCAGCACCTCCACCACGGCGCACCACCTTGATACGGCCACGGTTCACCCAGTTCCTATAACAGGATTCGGTGATATAGCCGCCATCGATGAGCTCTCGTGCAGAAATACACTGTATGTTACCGTAATACACCAACATAGCCACCTCCTATCTTAATGCAGATGCAAACGCTTTTATGTGGTCAATTTCCGAAACCATTACATGCTCGTAAGTCTTCACTGTTTCTCCTTTGAATATTACCTGGCCGCTACCATCCTTGCGGTCAAGCTCTATAAGAGCACCATTGGGACAATATAGGCGGGATACTTTGTCATAGTCGTGAAAAACCTCCACCTCCGGAATAACAACCATCACAATACCGCCACGGTCCATGGCCAACTTACGGATCTTTGCAGAAAGTTCGGAGTTACCACGACGGTCATCAAAACGGATAGCGTTATAAACAGTCTTCTCTGTCACGTTGAGGGCCTTTGCGATAAAGTCGCGGTCAGCTTTCGTAATGTGAATGTACCTCTTGTTCATATCTCACTTATTTTAATGATTAATATTGGAGGGAGTCCGGGGAATCGAACCCCAGCGCAAGAACCATGCACTCCCGTGTGTCTTTCCACACTGTCACCCGTCTCTTAACGCCTTCCGGGTCGTCACGCTGGGTTATCCTGAGTATCTTTACTTGATTGATTCTTTAATTCCACATTCCGAATGGTCTGCAGCAGCTCTGCTTGAAAACATACACACATTGTATAGACCTCATCTTTAAATCTTGAATTCTGCACTGGTTCTACATCTTTCATCTGAATAATGGCACTGGTTAATTCGTTCATCAGGTTATCCAGCGTCTTGGGATCTACTTCCATCAATAATGTCTCTTTCATAATCTTATACTTAAAAATCGCTAATCACACGCCTTTTTTGTATCTTTGGCGCGGTGTTCTTTTTTGAACACGTCACAAAGATAGTATGAATATCTCATACTTCAAAATGATTTAGTGTAATTTTTCATACTTAGAAGCAAATATGAATGAAAATCTCAGATTTATAAGCATAATCGACGAATTGAAGTCTAAAGGTGTGATTGCCGACTATGTACAAGTTGCAGCCAATTTACAAACTAATAAAGCAGGGATTAGCGATATAAAATCCGGGAGGAAGAAATTATCTATCGACCTACTTCGCCGTATGAAATTATCATACCCAAATATTAATATAGAATGGGTTATTATGGGTGAAGGAGAAATGTTTCATACGGATACACCAGCCTCAAACAAGCCCCAAACCCCGGAACTCTCCTCTCTCCTTGCCTTAATTCGCGAAAAAGAAGAAATCATCAGGGAACAAGATAGAGAAATCGGACGCTTAGAGGAACGAATCCGGCAAATGACAATCGAAAAGGAAAAACATGTATCGGATGCGTCCATTTCCGGTACTGCAAATGTCGGGTAGGCGGATTTACTGTTACCATACACCGGTGATGGGAAACGAAGCGTACCCCCTATCATCCCCCATGATGTCCCCCTC